TGCGGAGGGGGTGGAAATTGCGGTTGCTGCGCCGGCATCCCGCCTTGCAGGAGTTGCGGCAAAGCGTTACCCGCTGCCGCCTGTGCGGCCTGCTGACGTTGCCGGTCCTGCTGCGCCTGCTGCCACTGCTGTTGCTGCATCTGGAACTGCTGGGCGCGCATCTGTTGGTCCTGCTGCGCGCGTTGCTGTTCCTGCAACTGCCCTTGGTACTGGATGAAGTAGGGAAGCCCCGCGACTCCTGCCATGATGCCTCCGTCTACATTGTGAAGCCGTAGCTGTTGCCGCCACCGCTGTAATAGGGGTTCGACGTGAACGCGCCGCTGAAGTCGCCGCCGCCGAAGGAGCCTGTCGTGCCGCCAAACAGATTACCCCAGCTGCCGGCGTTCTGGTACGCGTTCCCGATGCCGCTGATTCCTTGTCCGATTGCCTGACCGCCGAGCGCGCCAGCGGCGCCCGCCCCCTGCGCCTGCGCCTGGTAGGGCACGGCTTGCGCACCCTGGCCGTTGTTCGCGTAAGGAATGTACTGCCCCTGGATCGCCTGACCGGGGCCGTAGACGTTCTGGTTCAGGAACTGACCGAACTGCCCGGCAATCTGACCCGGAGCCGCGGCCAGCGTCTGGCCCGCCTCGTACGGTAGCTGGCCGCTCATTAGAGTCGAGCCCGCGCCCATCTGACCGAGTGCGCCTGCCTGGCCGTATCCCTGACCGAGCGCGCCAAGCCCCTGAATCTGACGCTGCAACTGCTGGTTCTGCCAGTCGATATTGAAGTTGCCGAGCGCCTGATTCGCGACGCCCGCGCCCGCGCCGGACGAGCCGAGCCCGTACATGCTGTTCGTGGCGCCTGTCTGATCTTGCAACTGCTGGACGGTGCGGTTGTACAGCGCGTTCTGCGGATCGAATGCCGACTGGTAGACCTGATTTCCCGCGTTGAACAGATTGCCGGACGCACCTTGCAACTGCGAGCCGAGCTGGCCGTAATACTGGCCGGCGGCGTTCGCCGCGTTCTGGTAACCGCCGCCATACGCCTGCGCGTTGTTAATGCCCATCTGCAAGGAGTTCAACCCGTACTGGTCGAGGTCGTATCCCATGTACTTGTTGAAGTTCTGGTTCTGGATAGCCTGCCACTGCTGGTCGGCGGGCTGAAGACCTGTAGGCACGTAATATCCGCCGCCTCCCCCGCCCGATCCGCCGGAGCTGGAGGGCGAGATTGCGCCCGAGATGGCCGACCCCGCGACAGATGCGGCAACGCCTGCTGCGACTCCCCAAGGCATGATTTACTCCTTATCGATGTCCGGGTCCGCTATCGCTTCCGAGTGAATGCAGAGCCAGGTGATGTCTGTTAATGCCTGAATCCGGTGCTTCTTTCCGGCCTTGATTTCCAGCATGCAGGGCGCGTGATGGACTTCCATCTCGCCGTCCACTTCCACCAGTGCGGAGCCCGCCCCGAGGTAGCTCAAGTGGTCGTAGTCGTGAACGTGCTTCTCGACTTCCCGCCCGGCTTCCAGAGTCTGTTCACGTACGTACACGCCGCCGGCTGAAAAATGGTGTTTTATCATCGTTCGCACCGCAGACAGATAATCAGCGTGATCCGGTCGTCGGGCCCGTCGTTCACGACTTCGTGTTCTTTCAGGTTGTCGAAGTACCAGACCTCGCCTGGCGCCATCGATACGCGCTCGTCTTCCACGCGGTTCACGCATTGCGGATTCGACTGGAGAACCACGTACAGCTTGGTATTGTAATACTTCGCGTGCCAACCGTCGTCCGCATGGGGTTCGATCCTGCCCCCCGGCGGAATGCGGGTAATCATTACCCCGCCGATCCGCACGGCGCGCACCCGGTGCGCGAGATCGAAAACGATCTGGTGGAGAGAGGGCAGCGCGAACCATTCCGGATAGAACTTCGCGTCATGCTCATCATTGAACTTCGAGTAGTCGCCCGATTCCTTGAATGGCTTCTCATCGTTGTATCGCAGCCAGATGTCGTCCATCGCCGCGTGCGGAGTCTCCGGCGCGGTCTTCCTGACCGTGTGCCGGTTCCACAGTTTCGGCTGGCGCGCAATCTCCAGAAGCATCGGCGCCGTGTCGATTCCTGCTGCGATTTTTACCAGATTCCTCATTTGGAAACGCCCTTTACGCGTTCGAAGGTGTGCAAACCGCCAAGCCCCAACATGCCCATCAGAACGGGCATCATCTCCGACAGATCGGCAGGGCTCAGCGTGATCGGGTGGCCGGCAAGCGTCAAACCGAGCTTGGCGATAGGCAAGCCCATCCAGTTCCACACGCAGGCCATGCCGCAAGCCCATCCGATGAACGGACGCCAACCAGCCACGAACGTGCTTTCATTGCTCGCTTCAGCCTGGTTGATCGCCATTTGCCCCTGAACCATCGTCAGGACGGCGGCAAGCTGCTGCTGCTCCTGCTGCGACTTGTCCGGCCAGATCCTACTGACGATCGTACTGGCGAAGTCAAGCCCCGCCGTGATTGGGTCTAGTGCCATGATTCGCTCCAGTAGCCGTCACCAACGCCTAGCGTCGTGCAACACATCTTCCACAGGTTCACGCGGTCATCGTACCCGTTCAGTCCGCCGTTGATGACCTTCGTGATGCCTTCGAAGTCCATCACATCAGCGGATACGTTCAGGCCGTGCGTGTTCCAGAACCATGCCGCCGACTGCGCAGCGTTGCCGGGTTGTTCCAGCAGTTCCGGGTGATCCGTCAGCGGCAAGACCAGTGCATCTCCGCACCGCTGGTAGTTCGTGCGGCCCGTCACCTGAATCAGTCCCCGGCCCCGGAACTTGAACCCGTCGCCCTTCTCGGTGTTGCCGAGATCCGCGCGGCCTTCGTAGCGCTCCTGCGCGGGCGTCGGCCCCCACAGTTCACGCACGTAAATCAGGCGTCCGGATTCGTGGCCGATCTGCGCGAGGAACGCAGCCTGGCGCTTAGGCGAATCGATCGCATAAAGCGCCATTGCCGCAGACAGCGGATCAGCCCACGTTTGCGCGCGAGTGAGAGGAATCCCAAGACAGGCTGCAAGCTCTTCCGGAATCACAGCTTGCCCACCAGCGTCAGGATTTCCGTCACCTTGTCCGGCGTCGCCTTCGCGCCGTCATCAACGATGGCCGTGATCTGCGAAGTCAGCGTCGTCATTTCCTGAGCGCGCGTCTGGATGCCGACCAGGTTGGCGAGCTTCGTAGCCACACTGTCCGCGCTCGTGATTACTGCGTTGTAATCTGCTTCGATCTGATCCCAAAACGACATGATGTTGCTCCTATTTGAAGAACTTCCCGAAACCCCCGGCTGCACCGTAGGCAGCAAGCCAGAGTATGAGGTAGAAACACGCCTTCCACACCAGGGATAGAACGCCCTTCCCGATATTAAGCTGGAAACGCTGTGCAGCCCGTCTTTCCAGTTCATCTACGATTGCCTTTACATCGCCCTCGGTGAGCGTTCTCTGGTCCATACTTTTCCCCGGAATATTGCATTTTTATGCGAACTCAAGCACGAACAGGTAACCCGGCCTGCCGTTTCCGCCCGCGAAACTGTTGCTGTTGTTGTTGGCTGACGCTGCCCCGCCGCCGCCCGCCCCAAATCCCGTAGACGCCTGCCCCGCGCTCTGACTGTTGACGGAATCACCGCCCGTACCCCACGCGGAGTTAGCTCCGGGACTTGAAGAGAACACGGACACACTGATGCAGATGGCCGGAACCTGCGACAGGCTGCCGGGCAGGCCGAGGATGATATTTCCGGTTCCGGTTACCACTGATGGCCCACTGGCAGTGACACCGATAAACTGGTTGGAGGGGCCGAAGATACCGCCGCCAGCGCCGCCAGCGCAGGACATGAGCGTACCGAAGGAAGTCGCAGTGCCTGGATTTCCAGCTACGCCGCTATTCCCTACGCCTGCCGCGCCTATCGTCACCGTGGTTGATGTCAGGCCCGCCGTGATCCACAGCATGCCCATCGCGCCCGCGTGGCCGCCTTCACCTAGCAACACGCTCCCCAATCCGGGCGCTCCCGCGCCGCCTCCCGCGCCGCCGCCGCCGATGGCAAACACAAGCGCTTTCGAGGCGTTACCGTTCGGCGTGTACGTGCCGCTGGCGTTGAACGTCTGGATAGCGAGGATCGAGCCGGGTGCAATGAAACTGGTCGCCAGTGCGTTCGCGTTCACCTGGTTGACGATGAAGTTGAAATCGCTCATCACCTGCGATGCATCTGCCGTCGTTCCGTTCTGGAGAATGACCGGCAAGGTTCCGATAATAGTCACGGTCAGCCCCTGTTCGTGTAGCCGGTATCCTGATACCGGGCAAAGAATGTTCCGATCGACAATGCGTTGGCTGAAGTCGCCGTGATGTCAATCGACATTTTCTGGAAGTTAAGCGGCACGGTCCACGGGATCGTGTACACGTGCGGGATCTTCACGGACGACGCCCACAGCGCGCCGCCCCATAGAAACGCGCCCCATACCGCGCCCGCTGCCGGTGTCATCACGAAAACAGAATTCAGCGTATTGTTCTGGTCGTCCAGCGCGGTGATATTGTAGTTCACCGATCCGCCCGACGAAGACAATTCAACAGTCGATTCAACGACTTGCAGTTGCGCCATGTGTTGCGTCTTCGGGAAACTGGACGACCGGAGATGGCTGATGAGCTGCGTTCCGTTGTCGTTGTAGACGCTGGTCGGAAGCGGGATGCTCTGGCTCAGGAACAGCTTGGCGCCCGAGTCCGCGCCCGACAGGATGAAGTTATTCCCGAACGGCGAAGCGCAGTCGTAGGTGAACGTGTGCGGTCCCGTCCAGCGGTGTCGGCGCACGTCGTGCCAGTAGTCGTTCGTCTGTTGCACGCCCTGAATGCTCGTCGGCACGCAAACCCGGTATATGTTCCCGGAGAAGGCGCCCGCCATTCGCGTCGATTGCGTCGTGTCCTGAAAAGGAACTTGCACGTCCGCGACGCTGCCTTCGCCCGGTGAGCGCGACAGCGGCGCCAGTATCCCGGAGAAGTTCATGATGTAGGGCGAATCGACACCTGCGAAGAACAGACCGAAAGGTCCCAGCGCAATACTGCGCGGCGCGACGCATCCGGTGTTAAGCGACAGGTAGTTCAGGCCCAGGTTGTTCGTTGCCGGGTCGCCCGTGATCTGCCAGATGCTCGAACCCTTGAACACAACCAGCGCGCCGATGACGCCCGACGATGTGGTCTGGACCGGGAGGCCGGATTGCGCCGTGATCGGCGTTGTGTCGCCCACGGTCAGATCTTGCGAAGCGTTCGTCCGAGTGGTCGGCACCAGCACATCACTAAACGCCAGATGGTTCCCGTTGTACGAGAAGTACGCACGGTTGTTGAAGTTCGCCACCGACGTTGGAACTTTGCCCATCGGGTTCGTCGCAAGATCCGTCGAACTCCACGCGGGCGTGGCTGGCGTCGTGATGTCGATCACGCCAAAAATGTTCGCCCCCGCGCCGCTAAACCCCGGATGCGTCACGAGAATCTTTGTGCTCACCACGGCCATCGTGGGCGGGGTCCACGCGCCGGAAGTCGCGGGCGACGAAGGCACGTTCGCGCCAGTTACACCGCTGATCGTGATAAACGTGTTCGTCAACAGGTTGAACGCGAACGGCTCATCAAAGCCGGGATTGCGCGCGGTTGATACCATGCCGTAGACCACGGTTCCGATGACGATGTGCACCGACACGAACGTCGGCGCCGTGAAACTCCCGAACGAAGTCAGCGGCGCGCCCACGCCCGGGCGTGAGACGACAATCTCAGGGTTGCCCTGATCGAATACGAGGTTGGAAAGCGTCTGGCAGGCGCCGGCGAAAGCGTCTGTTGCATCGAACGCATCGCACAGGCCCTTCGGGGTGAAGCGTGCGGGGTAGCCATTGCGAATTGCCACAAAGCCCCCTAGTCAGTGATTTTTGTCGGCTTGAGCGTGCGGTTCGTATGGAAACGACGCGGGTCGAGGCGCACGGACTTGACAACCTGCTGCTCGTCGCCTTCCATGATGAGGTGAACGCGCAGCATGTTCTGAAGCTGCTGGAGAAAACTTTCTCGCCGTGTGTCGTCCGTGATGTCCATCAGGCGCGCAGCTGTTGCCTTGATGAGGTAATCCTGATCCGGAAACCACGGGATGATCGTCGATGTTTCCGGCGACACGATATCCGGCTGCTTCACCATGTAACGGTGCGTCAGCGTGATCTGGCCGGACGACTGCGGGTAGATGAACAACGTGCCCGCGCTGTTCTGCGCGATCGCCGTTGTCTCGTCCACAAGGATCGTCATGAACTCGTACGGATAGTTCGCGATCGACGGGTCTTTAAACTCCTGGTCGTACTCTTCCGTGCTGATCGGATTCAGGAAGTACGGCAGGTTGTTCTGCTCGAAAAACAGATCGTACGTGCGCAGGTAATTCAGCGGGAGGGTGAAAGGCCCGAAGTTGTTTGCCTGCACGAGAATGGATTCCGTGACCCGGTTGATCTTCAGGTCACGATGCAACCAGAGGTCCTCCAGGGCCATGTTCAGAAACTGCCCGCCCTGCTGGATATAGCCGGGGCATTTGGCGATAGTGCATGCCAACGAGACAATCTGCTGGGCCTGGAGGTAAGCCATTACGCCGCCTTCTTCACAGAAGCGATTTTCGCCTTGCCTTCATCGAGATACTTCTCGATCTGTTTGATCTGGACGGGCAGATTAGTCATCTGCGCCTGCTCCTGGCTCGTCAGCTTGTACTTTGCTTTCGAGCGCTCCAGCAGATCCGCATACGCCTTGCGGTGATCTTCGAGCATCTTCACCTGCGCCTCGATAGCCTTTTCGAGCACAGGAATTTCCAGAATCGCCTGCTGGCGGAGAAGGGCTTCGCGGTAGACATCCATCCGTTCATTCAAACCTTCCGGGGTCTCGCCTTCGATCACGTAGCTGCTGATCGAAACG